AAGAAGATTGCCGACCATGTGCTTGATCACATGGCGATGCAATCCAAACTTCATAAAGACGACCAAGGCTGGTGGTATTTAGTCGGAGGCATTCGATGAATATCGAAGAAGCCCGGCAACGCTTACCGTTACCAGAACTCATGGCGAAACTAGGTTTGGGAGACTATGCCAAATCAAAATCCAAATCACCATTCCGCGATGAAAAGACGCCATCATTTGGCATCTACAATTTAGACGGTCGGTGGCGATGGAAAGACCACGGCACAGGCGAAGGTGGAGACGAGATCGATTTCCTAGCCAAGCTCGAAAACAAGAGCAACCATGATGCTATGCTGGCTTACGCTGAACTTGCAGGAATGCCGAACCACGAGAAGAGACCAGAGTCTGCACGGTTCAAGGTAAAGACGAGCACTCCGAAAGCATCCGACTGGAGTAAATACAAAACAGCGGCAACGGATGAGTTCTTGCTGAAGCTCGCAGATCAAAGGGGCGTGAGCTTCAATATAATGAAGATCGCTCGCGACAATGACATCCTTGGCGCATCTGGAGATCAACCGGCATTCAAATCCGGTGATGGTGCTCACGTCAAATGTGCTGGAGGATCGTGGAGATTTGAGCCTAAAGGAACACCGAATGTGCCGCTGGTATTTGGAGATCAAAACTCCAAGAACGTTTATTTCTTTGAGTCACAATGGGACTTACTAGCCATTGCCGACATGATCGGTGAAAGCTGGAACACCGTATTGTGGGTGGCATCGAGGGGCGCAAGCAACGGAAAGTGCATTAAAGCCTTTGCAGAAGATCGAAAGGTTTATGCGTTTCCTCAAAACGACAAGCCTAAAAAGGATGGGAAAATACCTTCCGAAATATGGATGCAAGAGGCCGTGTCTGTATGCAGCGATATTCTTCGGGTTAGGACGCCATCTAAATTTGATGACGCTAATGATTGGATACGATCAAAGGATGAGGTCAACCGAAGGATTGTGGTTTCCGCAATTAAGAACGCAACCGATCCATCGATGATCGGAGTTGAAATGCACTCATTCGAGGAGTTATTTCAATTCGTTCCCAAGGAGGACAACACAACCCTGCTGGGAGATCGGTGGGTATGCCAGGGCGGTCAGTTGCTCATCGTTGGGCAGTCCGGCGTAGGCAAATCATCGTTGACGGTGCAGGCATCGATGTTCTGGGCATTGGGGCTGCCGTTCTTTGGTATTAAGCCGAAGCGGCAACTCAAAAGCCTATTCATCCAAGCTGAAAACGACACAGGAGACATGGCCGAGATCGTGCAAGGCGTCATGTCCTATGTCGTCGCAAATGCTGGAATGCCACAAGCGCAAGCAGTAAAATTGCTAACAGAAAACATTACATTTGCCCGCGTGACTTCTCAGACCGGCGCGGACTTCATTGACGTTGTCGGTAGGTTGCTCGACAAGAAGGGTGATTGTGACTTGGTATTTGGCGATCCGCTCTTGAGCTATATCGGCGATGATATAAGCCAACAAAGCGTGGCAAGCGCATTCCTTCGCGGACTATGCAACCCCATTGCATTTCAGCGTAAATTTGCATGGGTATGGAGTCACCATACAGGAAAACCACAAGGCGACTCCAAGAGCCGAGCGCATTGGAACACAAACGACTTCGCATACGTTGGCCTTGGATCATCCGAACTCACGAACTGGGCTAGGGCGATATGCGTTCTTCAAACAACAAAGGAGGATGGCACATTCCGGCTCCTATTAGCCAAACGTGGCCGTCGCGCTGGCGTAGTCGATGAAATCGGCGATACGACCACCCAGATCGGTTTAAGGCACGGCCAAGTTGGCTTGTATTGGGAACCATGTGCTCTGCCAACAGAAGAAGAAGCATCCAAGGAGAAGGGGAAACCCGGAAGACCGAAAGCATTAAATGAAATCCAGAAACAAGAAGTTATTGCCTTCATCGCATCATTCCCAGAAGATGATCATTCCAAGTGGCAGAAATGCTTGGATAAATTCAAGCTGTCTTGTGGCAAAGAAACCATAAAAAATGTATGGAAAGACAAGCTCAAAACTGACACTACAAAAAATTAAAAAGAATTACAAAAAATGGTATTTTTTTTACCTCATGAGATCCACAAAAAATTACCCACAAAAAACCCCCCTATAAGGGGGGGGGTTATTTTTTTTGTTGGGCAATTTGTTATGTGGGACTCGGCCCCGCAAAAAAACAATTGTTTTTTGCAGTCGCTTTGTCGATAGGGTGACGAAATAGAAAGAAAACAAAAATGAAAACACAAATACTAAACGGTGACTGCATTGAAATGATGAAGACGCTTCCAGACCAATCGGTGAACTGCTGTGTCACCTCGCCTCCTTACTTTGGACTGCGCGACTACGGACACGATGGGCAGATCGGGCTTGAGGAAACTCCAGAAGCATTCGTGCAAAAAATGGTGGAAGTGTTCAGCGAAGTGAAGCGAGTTCTTCGTGATGATGGGACGCTATGGCTTAACCTTGGTGATAGTTATGTAAGCAAGCCAACCGGATCGCTTGGTAATTTTACCGGAAGCCAACACGGGTTTGGAGGTGGTCATAGTCACCAGAAGGCGGCACTCCAAAGACCAGACAAATCAGGCTTCGGCATACCAGAAAAGAATCTTATTGGAATCCCTTGGCGCGTAGCCTTCGCCTTGCAAGCCGATGGCTGGTATCTGCGGCAGGACATCATATGGCACAAACCGAACCCAATGCCGGAGAGCGTGACCGACCGATGCACGAAGGCGCATGAATACATTTTTCTGCTGTCGAAGTCGGCGCGGTATTTCATCGATCCGGACGGGATGAAGGAGCCTGCAAAAGAATACAAACCGCAAGAGCGTGGGCCTGGGAACTGGGGGGTTGATGCAATTGGTATTCCGGGTGAGCACAAGAATCGCGGAAGAACTAGCGGCCCTGTTGGTAATGGATCGCCTTTCAGAAACCGCCGAAGCGTTTGGACGGTTAACACTCAACCTTACAATGGCGCACACTTCGCAACATTCCCTCCTAACTTAATACGCCCTTGCATACTCGCAGGATGTCCAACAGGAGGCACGGTGCTCGACCCATTTGGAGGAAGCGGAACCACAGCCGCTGTAGCAATGGAGGAAGGTAGAGGAGCAATTCTTTGCGAACTGAATCCAGAATATATTCCGCTAATAAATAAAAGACTATCTGAAATACAACCGAAACTATTTTAGAAATGAAACAGCAGAATGAATTGAACACCTAAACAATTTTAAAAAAAACACCTACCCCCCCTACATTGAATGACTCAAAAATATAATTTGCATTGCGTGGAAGCTGGGTTAAACCAAGTATTCGATGCACGACTTGACGCGAGACGCCGCCGAATACGACGAATCCTCGTATACGCCAGACTTTTTCTCATTTGATGATCCATACGATACATCGGAGAATTTCTTTGAAGATCCAGGTGCAGTTCGCGGCGTTAGGATAACAGCCTACCGCGAAGCCAGCGAGAAGCTCTTGGTTGTTCTGAACAAAACCATATCGTTCCTAGCCGAACACGGCTACAGCCGAAGCAAGACGCTGTGGGGCGTGGCATTTGCCTTAGGTCATCCACTCACCGCTGGCATGAGTATGCTAGAAGCCGGACGCGAGCTAGGCTGCACAAAACAGGCTATCAGCAAAATAGCAATGGATTTCTTGGACACTACCGGTCTACCGCCCAGCACATCTTTAAAAAGCGAGGAGGCTCGCAACACATACCGCCGCACAAATACAAACAAGTATGGGGTTAAAAAAACTTTAACCCAATCCATATAAAAAGCATTCTCCGATAAAAAGCAGACCCTTACACGCTAAACACATTAACCGTAAAAAATACCTATCCGATAAAAAATATATGGACACAAACGAAATAACAGCAATAACCCTGCCAGCCATTGAAACAGAGATACGCAACGCTTACGCTGAGGCTAACGCCCTAGCCGTAACAGCCAAGGGCAACGCACGCGCAGCCGTGCTCCGCATGGCAGATTGTGGGCAGATGCTCATGGTCGCCAAAGACCATGTGCGCGGCAACCGCAACGAGTGGCTCGCATCGCTCGGCATCGATCCAGACAAAGCCGCCAAGGCAATTCACTTGGCACGCAACCGTGACCAACTAGAGCTAGACCTATGGCCGGCAGACATGGCAAAGCTCGGAGCGCAGATGCTCGGTATCCTACCGCCTCCAGGTTCATCGGGACGTGAAGAGAACGACCCAGAACGAACCACGGGCGCAAGCACGCATTGGCTCACCTATGCAGGCAAACTGCAACGCTCGTTCACCGACTTGTTCGCGCGTAAGCCGGTTGAGCAATGGCGACACGACGAGAGAGAATCTTTGCGCGTTTCGCTCAAGCCAATCGTCGAAATCTACCAGAAATTAATTTGAAGGAAAACTTAGAGGGGGAGAATTTTTTATGGAAAAGTCTGACTTACACAAGTTGTTAATATTAAAAAATATTCCTAAAAAAATTAGGAGACTTCTACAACTTCCTAATACATGGGGGTTAACAGACTCTCTTTACTCCCTTATGCATGAATAAAAAAAGCTCGGTTGTCAAGGTGACCCACGAAGTCATCGGAAAGGCTTGGGGAATTTCCAAACAAGCCGTTGCAAAATGGGTCAAGCTCGGTTGCCCAACCTCGTCCATCGAGGCCGCGACAAAATGGCGCGACGAATACTTGCAAGCGTCGGGGAAGGCCGCGCCGGCTACGCTGAACGAAGCGCGTCTTGAAAAGACCTTGCTCGAAAGCGAACGCATCCGCGTCCGCCTTCAGCAAGACCGAGGCGAGTTGGTTGAGATCGCCGTAGTCCGCGAAGCCGGAATCCGCATCGGCGCGATCTTCTCGGCCAAGCTCGCGGCATTGGTCAACGACGCCAGCGGCGCGTTGGCCGGACTCGATGAGTCAACCTTGCGTAAGAAACTGCACGAGCGCACGCAGTCTATTTTAGCGGAGATCCGAAATGAGCTTGAAAAGGTATGACTAAAAAAGAACTCTGGAAAATATACGCCAAGCGAAATCCATCCTTCGACGGCGAAGGCAACGTGACGTTGTCCGCTGCCGGGATGCGAAAGATGTTTGAGACAACGTGGGAAATTGCGATGTATACTGGAGAAGAGGAGCCGACATCTAAACAACCGGCGTCTGCGAATGTAGACGCGCTCAAACAAATTTTCGGAATGAAATGAACCCACTCGCACAAGGCATCCGAGACGGCATCAAGCTCGCATTCGACGGAACAATTTTAGATTGGGCAAGCGATCACGTTAATTTTCCGAACTCGGATCGCGCTTCGCGCTTCGATCCTTCGGTTGCGCCGTGGCTCAACGCTCCGCTGTTGGCGGCAAGTGATGACGAGACCACGCAGGTCTTTCTTCGCGCTCCGACCGGAGGCGGCAAGACAACGATGATGGAAACGCTCGCCTGCTTCATCGTGGCTCAAAAGCCTGGGCCTACGCTTTTCGTAGGGCAGACTGACGACATGGTGAAAGATTGGACGGAGTCGCGCTTGCTTCCGATCTTCCAAGAATGCAAGCCTGTTCGCGACCTGTTCCCAGAAGACAGGCACGCGCTACGCAAGACCACGATCCTATTTCCGCACATGGTTCTCTTCGCAGGGGGAGCGAACATGACCAACCTTCAAGAAAAATCTATGCGCTATTGCGTCGGCGACGAGGTATGGAGATGGAAAAGCGGCATGATAAAAGAGTTGAAGGCGCGACATCACGACCGCTGGAACCGCAAAACGCTTTTAGTGTCGCAGGGATGGGACGCAGGGCATGAGGCGGACGCTGAATGGGACAGCGGATCGCGAGAAGTCTGGGGCTGGACTTGTTCGCAATGTGGGAACTGGCAGCGATACTTGTTCGACCAGATCGAATACACGACCGAACGCGACGACAAGGGCGGAATCTTGTGGGATAGGGTGCAAGATTCGGTCGTTATGAAATGCGAGCATTGTGAAACTCGCTACAAAGACGACGCCAGCACTCGACGCAACCTTGCAAACAATGCAACCTACCGCGCACTCAACCCACATCCGGTTCGGGGTCACCGCTCGTTCGAGTATCCGGCTTACGCGGTCTGGTGGATTCCGTGGTTTTCTATCGTCAAAGAGTGGATCGAGGCTAACGAAGCCAAGAGCAGCGGCAACTTGGAGCCGCTCAAACAATTTATTCAGAAGCGCAAGGCGCAGAC